GTGGATAAGAAAAAACCTTGTAAAGAAGAGGGACGATCTAAGTTTGAGTACATTTATAATATTTACGAAACGCCGCAGGAAGTGCCAAACAATGATATTATTCAAGAGTCGCCTCAGCAAGGCATAGAAAACCTACCCCTAGAAACTCCAGGGGTAGAACATCACCCCCATAATAAAAGAACTGATATATCAACTACTGATAAATCAATTACTGATACATCTAAAGACTTTATTTTATCAAATAAAGAGACAAAGACTTTATCAAAGAATGATAAAGGTTCAAAGACTTCTGCTCCTAATAATATTAATATACTAGATATAAATAATATACTAGATATAAATAATATACCCTCACGGACAACTGAGCAGAAGGAAGCGTACCGCAAGCAAAAACAGAAAAATCGTTCTGAGAAGTACCGGGACGAAGATGTACCACAGATTTTGTACAATAAGTTTAATTCGCTGTATGGTGAACAGGAGAACATTCTGGAAGATCATGACATCTGTCTGGCCATGGCAGTTATCACTTATTACTTCAAGCAGTACCGGGAACACATGGGTGAACAGCATATAATGATTTCTGCCGAATACGCAGATCAGTTCATGGGTGTTATCATTGGCGATGATTCACCGCTTCTGAAAGCGGACGTGGAAGAAAAGGATGAGCTCCGGTTCTATCAGGACATGATAGACGAGTTTTTTAAATCAGACATTGGTCAGCGAAATGGAAAAGATTTTGACCGTCATATCTGGTTATTCTTCTCAGAGAGAAATCAAGACATTTTGTGTGAACGAGTAAAACAGAAATGGGAGGAGGAAGTTGAATGTCAGTAGACAGACCATTATTCATGCCAGGAGACATCGTAAAACATTTCAAGAGAGAAACAATCTGTGATCCGCAGAGCAATGATTATCTGTATGCCATCATTAGCGAAGCGACGCATACGGAGACTGGAGAACCACTGATGATTTATCAAGCCCTGTATGGCGAAAGGAAATTGTATGCCAGACCGCAAAAGATGTTCTACAGCCTGGTGGATAAAGAAAAATACCCGAATATTTTCCAGAAGTATCGATTTGAAAAATACAGAGGAACGATTTACATTGAATAAAACAGTTGAAAAAACGTCTGAAATACCGTAGGTGATAATTTCCTCACGCAAACGATTCAAATTGATTCAAGCCAAAAACATTACAGTAATTGATTACAAATTAAATATACAGGAGAAACGCATGGACTTTAAAACAAAATACTTTGCTATCTGGCAGGAAGTGTGGGGATTGCACAAGAAATACTGGCGGATTCCACTGGACGATTCCGGGCTGTGGGGACAATTCGCAGTTGAAGCAGAAGCCCTCAGAAGCAGATACGTGGGAACGCCGGAAGAACATTTTGTGGGAAAACTGATTCTTGCTGTGACAAATGAAGTAGAAAACGCTTCAAAAACACTTGAATGATAATTTCCTCACATGGCACATAAAAATGGATTCTAGGCGAAAATCCTAAATCAATTATCGTGATTCTCATTGTAGTTTCATGAGCGTAGATGTATAATTGAACTATCAATCCAAGGGAGGAAGAAGTAAGTCAATAACCCACGACTAAAGTCGCGGGCTTGCAAAAGCCCTTATTGACTAGCCTAAGTGTTTCGGGCACTACGTTAAGAGAGAATATATAGTTACCAAAGGGTGTTATACCTAGCCCTCTGCTCTAAGGTCGGGGCTAAACAGTTCTGATGGGTAGGAACAGTGCTGCCGATATAAAACCTCTCATTAACATAGGCGAAGGTATTTTACAGTCTGATATGTACTGGCTTACAGCATAAAACATATCACTATCAAAGAAAAGGAGTGCCTGTTATGGTATATGTACTTAATAAAGAAGGACAACCACTTATGCCGACAAACAGGCATGGTAAAGTAAGAAGGCTTTTAAAAACCAAAAAAGCCAAAGTCATTAAGCGTTGTCCGTTTACGATACAGTTGTTATATGATACGACAAATCATACTCAAAACATTACATTAGGTGTAGACGCAGGTTCTAAGCATATCGGATTGTCTGCAACTACAAAAAATAAAGTATTGTTCGAAGCCGATGTAGAGCTTCGCAATGATATAAGCAAACTGCTTGAAGCGAGATATACATTTCGTCGTTCAAGACGAAATCGAAAGACCCGTTGCAGAAAGAAACGATTTGACAATCGAGTATCCAGCAAGCACAAAGGCTGGCTGGCTCCAAGCATCGAGCATAAGATCCAGTCCCATTTTGCGATGGTTGAAAAAGTGCACAGGATATTACCTATTACGAAAATTGTAGTAGAAACAGCGTCGTTTGATACACAGCTGCTTAAAGCACAGCTGGAAGGCAAACCCATCCCGGAAGGAACAGACTACCAAAATGGCGAGCTTGCAGGCTGGAACATCAGAGAATATATCTTTCACCGGGACAACTATACCTGCCAATGGTGCAGAGGCAAATCGAAAGACCCGGTTCTTGTAACACACCATCATGCATACTGGAAAGGCGACCATACAAACAAGCCTTCAAGTCTTATTACGCTCTGCAATACCTGCAATGATAGCAAATATCACAAAAAGGAAGCTAACAGACTCTGGGGCTGGGAACCGAAGATAACAAACTCTTACAAGCATGCAGTTTTCATGGGTGTTACGAGATGGACGTTCTATAATCGGTTAAAGGAAATTTATCCAAATGTTTCTATGACTTATGGATATATTACGAAAAATACCCGTATAGAGAATAATCTGCCAAAAACTCATTATGTGGACGCAAGATGTATTAGTGGTCACCCAGAGGCTAAAAGCAATGGAGAATATTTTTACTACAAAAAGGTCAGATGCCATAACCGTCAGCTGCATAAAGCCAATACGTTAAAAGGAGGTATCCGAAAACGTAACCAAGCTGAATATACAGTCAAAGGATTCAGGCTCTTTGACAGAGTAGAATACCAGAATAACGAATATTTTATATTTGGCAGAAGGACCTCTGGTTTCTTTGACATTCGAACTTTGGATGGACAAAAGGTCAACAAAGGCTCTATCAGCTTTAAGAAATTGAAACTAAAAGAAACAAACAAAACTTATTTAATTGAAAGGAGGATGGCGGATACAGGAGTTAGCTTGGCTCCTCTCACGACTGAAGTCACGAGTCTCCGCCAAACAGGCTGATGAAAAGGTGGAAAAAGTTTTCAGTGATTTTGCTGGCAATGATTATGGCACTTGCCATGGCGGTTCCGGCATCGGCGGCAATGTTCCCGATAGACATAGGAACCACCGATGATGGCGATTACATCATAGGGAGAAATTTGACGGTGGTAAGTGGCTTCGAAGTAGACAGAAATATGTATATTAGTCCGGGCGGCTCGTACACATTTTACGGAGAACTGACAGTTCACGGAAACCTTTACGTTTTAGGCGATTTTTATAACCACGGAACAATTAACGTTGATGGTAATATCTTCTGCCTAAATTATTACCAAGGGGGATACTTGCTAGAACGTGCAACACAGGATGATGGAAACGGCAATATTCAGTATTTCGACAACGGAAATTTCCACAACTATGGAGATATATCATCGCCGCCATATGTGGATGCAAATTATGCATTCATAGAGATTCCTACAGTTTGGTACTGCACGCATTCTTCTGTTTCAAAAGCAACATGTACTAAACCAAAAAAATGCAAGGATTGCGGAAAAGTTTTAAGCGGAGCACTTGGACATAATTGGAGATCAGCTACTTGCACATCGGCAAAAAAATGTAGCCGTTGCGGTAAAACTGCTGGGAAAGCATTGGGACATAAATGGTCCAGATGGAAAAAAGCTAATAAAGCAACTGTATTCAAGAAAGCAACGCAAGCAAGAATTTGTTCAAGATGTAAAAGAAAACAGATTAGAAGTGTTGGAAGTAAGCTAAAACCAATACTTAAATTCAACCGTAGAAATGTAAATATGAATGCATATAGCTCCACAAACGTAAGGGTTACGCTGGCAAATGGAGATCGTATTAAATCTGCAAAACCGCAAAATAGATCCATGCTTACAGTGGGAATCACGAACAAACAGATCAATATTTACGGAAATGGAAAAGCAGGAAAGACTAAAATCTTGGTTACTCTTGCTAGCGGAAAGAAGGGCTATATAACAGTTACGATAAAGAAACCGGCGTATACGATAGAGGATCCGGGCGATTTGTTTGAATGAACATCATATGTAAAAATATGGAATCATATTACGTCAAAAAAGTATAATGAATAATCATAAAGCGTCTATCTTTGATAGGCGCTTTTTTCATGCGCAAAAATGAGGTGATTATTCAATGGCAGACGTTTTTATAAAAATTAATGGTGCAGCGATGCCTTGTCCGTCCTCTTTCACATGGGGACTTCAGGACTTATCAGCGCCAGAATCCGGGCGTACTGATGACACGATCATGCATAAGAATCGTATTGGACAGAAGAGAAAACTGGCAATCGGTTGGAACGCACCGGAATGGGAAAAAGCTTGCAAAATCGTGCAGGCGGTCAACCCAGAGTACATTTCTGTTGAATATCCCGATCTCTTGTCTGGAAACAAACACGAAGTCCGAACCTTTTATGTTGGCGACCGGTCCGCTCCTTTTAAATGCTGGTGGGTCGGGAATCAGCGGATGGAAGGATTGCAATTTGACTTGATCGAGAAATAGGAGGTGAGAGATTGAGAGATATTTCAGACAGATTTAAGAATGAACAAACTAACGATAACAGGAATTATTTAAAATACGCTGACATAACGCTGACGGATGGGACAGTTATCAATCTTACCAACGCTGAATTTTGGTCAAATGGTATGAAGTTCGAGGATTCCGTGTCTGACGACAACACGTTTAACATCGGGTCCGCAAATATCAATACTTTGAACCTATCAATCAATAACTTTGATGGAAAGTATACAGATTATGATTTTACGGATGCTACGGTGATCTGCTACGTAGGAATCGAACTTGAACCGGAAGATACCAGCGCATTGCTTGATACCACTGGTGATAAGATTCTGGATACGACCGGTAACGAAATCATAGTGCACAAAAATGCTCTGATAGAAAAAATCCGAATATGTACAATGACAGTCATAGATACTCCGTACCAGAATACTACGATTATCGAACTGGAATGCGAAGATAACATGCGGAAGTTCGACCGTGATTATTCTGCAAGTAAGCTGAAATATCCGGCGACAAGGAAACAAATCATACAGGATGCTTGCAAGGTGTGCGGAGTAACACTGGACACACTTAATTTCTATCAGGATTCTTACCAGATACCGGCAAGGCCTGATGATGAAACGCTGACCTTCAGACAAGTTATTGCATGGACATGCCAGATCGGATGCCAGTACGCCAGATGCGATAAATACGGCAGATTGACTATAAAATGGTATGACACGGAAATTACCGATGCGAACAGAGTAGCTATAAATTCCACGAATGGCTTTACCCCAAACTTGGACGATGTAGTGATAACCGGTGTGCAGGTAACAGAGTATCTGGAATCCACATCTACGGACGAAGAAGCAAGTTCGTATCTGTACGGAGAAGAAGGATACGTTCTGAAAATCAGTGGAAACAAACTGATTCCGCAAGGAACCGGAGAGGTTGTTGCAAACATAATCGGTGAAAAATGCGTCGGGATGTCTTTTCGACCGTTTGAAACAGAATGCTTGACTGATATAGTTCTTGAAGCCGGTGATGCTGTTCTGATTACCGACCGAAAAGGGAATAAGTATAAAAGCTATTTGACAAATGTCGTGCTGCAACCGGGGTCGTTTGAACAGATTTCCTGTAATGCTGAAAGTGCAGCCCGGAATAGTTCAAAGACCTATTCGCTTGTGACACAAGCAGCTGTCGATGCAAGAAAATCCGTTTGGAGAGAGCGAACCACCCGAGAGCAGGCATTGCAAGAGTTTAAAGACCGACTGGACAATTCCACCGGTGTTTACACTACAGTCCAGACTCAGCAGGATGGCAGCCAGATATTTTACTTACATGATAAACCCACACTTGCGGAATCAAAGGCTGTTTGGAAGATGACCGCAGAAGCATGGGGCGTTTCAACAGATGGCGGACAAACATGGAATGGCGGAATGACCGTTGATGGAGATACGATTGTAAGAATTTTGAACGCAGTTGGTGTTAATGCTGACTGGATTAATGCCGGAGCAATCACGGTAACAGATACCGATGGAAGCATCATCTTCTCTGTGGATATGGACACAAAATCCGTATATCTTGACGGAAGTGTTCAAATTGGTGGGGGAAAATCTCTTAATCAAACATTTGCAAACTATCTCCAAGAAAGTAAGGATTATTCAGACGGAAAACTATCTGATTACGCCGAAACGGTCACTGGCTCACTGGGAGATTTGCAAGACCAGATAGATGGCCAGATTGAAACATTCTACTACGATTATGAACCTACGCTTCAAAACAAACCTGCATCTAATTGGACAACAACAGAAGAACGGAAAAAGCATGAAGGAGATTTGTTTTTTTGGAAGCCGAACAAAGAAACTGGTGAAGGCGGATATGCTTACCGGTTCTTTTATGATTCGACCGTAGGTAAATGGGAATGGGTTCTTGTACAGGACACCGATATCACAAAAGCTCTTGCGGCGGCTCAAAACGCACAAGATACCGCGGACCATAAGCGCAGAGTGTTTGTGACAAAGCCGCAGCCACCTTACGATATCGGTGATTTGTGGTCACAGGGAGAAGATGAAGGCGGAGATATCCTTACCTGTACAGTTTCAAGAGCAAAGGGAGCATCTTATGTTCAGTCGGATTGGCAGAAACTGAATAAATATACGGATGACACAAAAGCAGAAGAGGCCCTTGAAGCGGCGTCCTTAGCCAGAAACATGACCATGCAGCTTGATAACGACTATCAGGGCATCCCGGTTGACAGCGACGGCAACTATACAGAGTTCCCGGAGTGCACCACAACGGCGACCGTCATGTACGGCACACAGGATATTACGGATAACTGTACGTATACGATTACGACATCCCAGAATATACAGGGAAGTTGGGACAAGGAAAACAAAACCTATACTGTCACCGGGCTGACCGCAGACAGCGGATGGGTGAACATCAAAGCCGCATATCTGAATAACCTTGTCGTATCGAAACAGTTTTCGCTTGCGAAACAGTACGCCGGCAAAGACGGAGCGAACGGCATCCCGGGAAAAGACGGTAAAGACGGAAAGACACAGTACACGCACCTTGCTTATGCAAACAGTGCGGATGGAAAGAAGGACTTTTCGGTATCTGATGGAAATCGTGAGTATATCGGCATGTACGTGGATTTCGTGGAAGCTGACAGCACTGACCCGGCGAAATACACTTGGTCACTGATTAAGGGAGCGGATGGTGCACAGGGTGTACCGGGAACACCAGGAGCGGACGGAAAGACACCGTACTTCCACATCGCTTACGCCAACAGTGCGGATGGAAAAACCGGATTTTCTGTGGATAACAGCGTTGATAAACTGTATATCGGGCAGTACACCGATTACACACCGAATGACAGCACTGACCCAACCAGGTACAGTTGGACAAAAATCAAAGGCGAGCAGGGAAATGCCGGAAGGACTTACTTCTTTCAGAGTAATGCAGATGTGTTACTGATGGGGGCAGATAAGAAGATAACACCGGCGCCGCTCATTGTAGATTCGTTTTACAGGGACGGCAACGGCGAGATTGCACAGTCGCAAAAAGGTTGGTGGAAACTTGAAAAATCCACCGACAACGGCGCTACATGGTCAGCGCTCACGGTATCGCAGACTGCGGCACTTGATCGGTTGAGTATTAATGTCAATAACCTGTCACTCAAGGCTCACAACATGCTCAAGGTTTCGCTGTACTTCGACCAGGCAAAGACGAAGCTTGCAGACTATCAGACGTTTCCCGTGGCGGTTGATGTGGCATCGCTGACACAAGAGCAGATAGTTGATATCCTATCAGACGGCGGAAAATTCAAGGGTCTGTATTATGGCAAGGATGAGAGCGAAAACACGACACTGTATATATCTTTCAATGCCATGAAAGGTGGCATTATCAGTCTTGGCGGCATGAATAACGGAAACGGTCAGCTGAAGATTTACGATGCTGACGGAAATCAGATATCGAGATTAGGATATACTGGATATGTCGTGCTTAACAAAAACACCGGAAACCCAATGGTATCTCTTAACACTGCCGGATTGCGACTGTATACGGACTACACAGATGCAGACAACTACAATGCGCTGATGCTTGGAAAATATGGACTGTATGCACAGAAAGTCCAAAACAAAGTGCTTGAACTTTGGATGGAAGGTGATACGAGCAAAAAATGGGAAGGCTACATTGTTCGCTATCTGAACAACAAAGTTCGAATAAATACGAACTCACTTTTTACGGACGGATGCGAACTTGGAGCAAACATTTTGACAAATGGAAGTCTCACTGTTGAGAGGGCCGCTGGATTGAAAGGCGGCGCTTATGTACAGGGAAGTTTCTCTTTCGAGGACTCGGAGCAAACCGATGAAAGAAGCCCTGTCAGAAGAAGACCTATAGCTACACTGGGAACTGTTGGAAAAAAGGTGGCGTTTATCGGATGCGGTCAAACACAGACTGGAGGTACCGACATTGGAACTAGCTATAAAAACTATATCGAAGTTAGAGGACAGTTTACTGGTGCTAAAAATTTTGTAACAAGTAAATTCTATTCCGGTTCAGCCCCGTCAGACATCCGCCTAAAAGAAAACATCGAAAACAGCGAAACAGGCGCCCTCGAAACGGTCAATCGCATGAAAGTCCGTCAGTTCGACTGGAAAGAGCGGATGGGCGGATGGCATCAAAACATCGGTTTCGTGGCAGACGAACTGGAAGAAATCGACCCGAACTTGGCTCTGGGCGGCGGATATGACGAAAACGGCGAGATGGATATTAAACAGATTAACAGTCCGTATCTTCTCAATTACGCCATTAAAGCCATACAGGAACTTAGCGCAAAGGTTGACGAGCAAGAAAAACGTATCAAGGAATTAGAAAGGAGATTACAGTAATGGGTAAATTTAATGAGTATTCACAGAAAGCAACACCAGAGGATGCGGATTCTTTAATGATTTACGATGCAGCGACAAAGGCAAACAAGCTTTCGCCGTTCAGTGGAATCTGGAACTGGATTGTTGAGAAGCTGACCAATGCGGTCATTAGCAACTTGCAGACGAGCAACAAGACGGTACTGGGGGCGATTAATGAATTAAATAGTAAAACTTTAAGCGCACTAAGACAAGTAGATGTTAATGTTGAAGATTAGAATAACATTGCTTCTCCTGGTATATACTCAGGAAATGGTTCTACATCCAAAAACACGCCGATTGAAGACACAATATGGATAAACGCTTTTGTAGTTCCATCTAACGGTAATTTAAAATATTTAACTGCGTATGCTATTACTGACAAAGGTATTTTTTTCAGGAATATGAACAATGGAAGATGGGAAGCATGGCTTCAGATAAAATAGCAACAACGCAATAAGTAAATATAAAGACTTCCCATTTTGTTGATTAAGAAACTTTGAAAATTTCATAAAAAGGAGTTGATAGAATTGGAATTTAAAGGAATTGACGTATCATCTAACCAAGGAAAACCGGACTGGGCGAAAGTAGCTAAATCCGGCATCAAATTCGCAATCTTGAGAATCCATCAGAGGTCCGGCATTGACGGCTCATTCGAGTACAACTACAAGGGGTGCAAGAACAACGGAATCCTTATCGGTGGGTATAAGTATTCATACGCTCTGACACCAGCTCAGGCTATTGACGAAGCGGAGGATGTGATTGCTGCACTGAATGGAAGAGGATTGGATTTCCCGGTGTTCTATGACCTCGAGTGGTCTAATCAACGAAAGCTCGGTAAACAGGCAGTCGAAAATATTGCCGTAGCATTTCTGACTAGAATGAAGAAAGCCGGTTATAAGGTCGGTATCTACTGCAATCTGGACTGGTATAATAACGTTTTGACTGATGCACTCAGAAAGTATGAGTGCTGGATTGCACGTTATCCAGCGGATGATAACGGCACTGTCCAGACAAGGCTGAAGCCATCGGTCGGAATCGGCTGGCAATATTCCAGCAAAGGAAAAGTATCCGGCATCAGCGGAAATGTTGATATGGACGTGTTCTACAAGGACTATAGAGGAACAACACAGAAAGGAGAAACAAAAATGGTAAAAATCAGTAACTGCGGACATGATGAGAACGGGAGATACGCAGGCGGGAAAGCAGGAGATCAGACCGGTACAGAATATCGGATCATGAACTGGTATAGCAGACCGTGGCTCTGTGTCCTGAGATTCAATGACGCCAAAATCGCAGCCATGATCGCAGACATGGCGACAAAAGCGGCGCAGAATAATCTCATTGGGTACGATCAGGGTACTGCCGGAAACAGTAATGACCGGTATTCATTCTGGCAGCACTTAAAGGCAAGTAACTATGATCCGGCGCAGATTACGGTAGCTTGTGAATCCGATTGCAGTGCGAGCACAGCTGCTATTGTCAAGGGGGCTGGGTATCGCTTAAATAACGCAAAGCTCAAGGCGGTCAGCATCTATCTGACAACACGAAACATGAGAGCCGCAATGAAAGCTGCCGGTGCGAAAGTACTGACGGATAGTAAGTATCTGACATCCGGTGACTATCTAAAGGCAGGAGATATCCTCTTGAATGATAACCACCACGTGGCTATCGCCGTTACCACCGGCGCAAAAGTAAGTACGCCTTCAACCACGCTCACCGGTACTTTCCAGACAAGACTTCCGATTCTGAGAAAGGGCAGTTCCGGTACAGCTGTGGCAATGCTTCAGGCGATGCTGGGAGTGGAAGTTGACGGACAGTTCGGGAATGACACATATGATTCCCTCAAAGTTTTCCAGAAAAATGTTGGTGTAAAGGCAAATGGAACTTGCGGCATTGATACCTGGAAGAGAGTGATTGAGCACATGAAAGCCAACACGAAATGATGTTCTGATTGATTTATCATTCAAAACAGGTTATACTACCAATAGTCGCACAGGGATTGAACTTATGATGCGTATAGTACCCTGTGTGGCTAGCACAAGTTAAGAGTGCAGCTTGTCAACGTAAGGCAGTCAAAGAAAGAGTTGGGCATAAAAACCCGACTCTTTTCTTATTCTTCGAGATATTCCTGATATATCTGTTCTATTTCTCTTTTTCGATTCTGGGATATTGAAACGATATCACCGGAAATCATCTTGATGTCAGATTTAATGTTTGCAATATAATCCATGTTTACGATATAGCTACGGTGGCACCGTACAAAACGCCGATCCAGAACTTTTTCTATCTCATGCAGACGCCGGTGAAAGCCATACTGATGCCTGTCCGTGCAATGGATGATGCACATTTGACCACGGCTTTCTATATATTCGATGTTACGGAAGAAAACCCTGTGGAAATCACCCTTGAATTTTACAGTAAGCATCCGTTCTTTCAATCTTCCGAGCGTAGTATCAATTACGGAAAACATCCTTCCATCTTCATGCCCTTTGATAACATACTGTGTTGCTCGAACATCAAAAGCATCACGCATGTAGCCGGCATGAGCTGTCCAGAACATCAGGCTTCCGGAATAACCAGAGCCACGCAATTTATATGCTACATCAACACCACTTTCACCATCTTTTAAAATGATGTCCAACACGATCAAGTCAAACCATTCACCGTCTTTCACATCGTCCACAAGAGGGACACCAGAAGTGTATTCTGAAATCTGATACGAACGGTCGCCCTTTTTCTTCAAAAATGACTCAGCCTTAGCTTTGAAATAATCAATATGAAGCTGGTTATCGTCAAGTATCGCAATTCGCATTTATATCACACCCTTTTTTATTATGTGAAAACCCACTATTTATTCAATTTACCAATTTTTACGGTGAAATGTTGTATAATTTACAATGTAGATAGTATTTATACAGATATTATACTACAGCAGTTTAATACTGTAAATGGGCTGAATTGCCGGAAATTTATCAAAGCTGCTCTCCTGTGTTAATAAAAGTGCTTAAAAATCCGGCAGTCAGTCCATAAATAAAAGATATGAGAAAATTATATTTTACTTCTGATATGATATTAAATCTGTAGTATATTCACCTTCATATTCAGCCAACGGTCTGATTGTTAATGCGAAATCTACTTTTGATATTTCAGAAATCTCGTTCATTGAAAGGAAATCGTCAGTTGGAGTTAAGGTTATAATTGTTTTACAATTATTCAGCAAATATTTGTTGCACAGTTCATAATTCACATCGGAAGTTGTAAAGTCATTATAAGTTTCAGAAACTACATCGTAAACAAAATATTGACCAGTTGTATTCGTGATGCAAAACGTGAAACTGTTCTCTTTTGATGATACAAAATCAACGCTAATACCATCTTTATCATATATGTTTTGAACGTTGCTTAACACAGGTGAAGATGTTTCCGTGGCTCCAGTTACATCAACATGCACCTGACCACTATCGAAAGCTTTAAAGCTTTTTGAATTATCATAAGCCCACAGCAAAATATCGAAGCTGCTCAATTCATCCATTTGATAATCTTTATAAAAATTGGTTTTTTCCCAAGCGCTGGTAAGTTCTATAGTAGAATTTGCTTTTTTACCTGGTGCAACATCGGCAGAATTAAGACCATATTGGTCACCACCAGCCATGATGCCGTTTATGGCATATGCGTAAGGTGCAATACCTAAATTCAGATCAGAATTGTTTTCGATATACAAACCAATGGTTCCTTTTGATGGCGACTCTGTTAAGCCTTTTGTTTCGACGTGTACTCCGTTTTCATCATATAAAACAAAGTCTTCTGCAAACGTCGAGATAGAAGTGGATGAAACCAAAATACTTGTGACACCAAGTGCCGCTAATAATTTTAAATGCTTTTTCATAGTAAATCCTCCTTAGTAAAATTTGTATATATTATATCATTTAAAGCACAAGTAGTATAGTGAAATATAATAAAATTCGAGGTGTTATCATTGAAAACATTCAAACAAATTCTAGCCATTATCGGAACTATATTATACGTCAATTACATCATCAGTTCACCGGTATGCGTAGAAGAATATACAAACAGAGGTACTAGCATTTGTTCCGAACAACATATGCACAGACAACCAACAGTCAAAAGAAATGTCACGAAACAGATGCAGCATATTCCTATGTTTGTATTTTATTTTGCTCCAAAGAGGAATGATTTTACTTTTGCTATCACGAATAATTTCTATGCGATTGTAAATATTCCGGTATACCATTGGCAATTACCTCGTGGAAATATCATTTCATCCCACTTATTCCGTTTTATTAGGATATAATGCAAACATAAGTTCGTGGTATGCTATCTGCTAATCGAACATATACTTTAATGTAGGCAGTAGTTTGCAAACAGGGAGGACTATTTTATGGACTATAAGAAAGAGATTATAAAAATGATAGATGGAATTGAAAGTCAAAAGATTTTACGTTATATTTATATTATCGTAGCTGATATTTACAATGATTTACGGAGGTAGGACATATGGACAAAGATTTATTATATTCCGAAGAAGAGCAAAAGAAAATAATCGCAAAGATGGAAGACCCATCAAACAAAGCAGGTCTTCCATCAGCAGCACTTATGTATGTAATCATTGATATGCTTGGTGCACAAGCGAACATGATTCAATCGTTGCAAGAATCTATTCAGCGGTTGGAATCAAAAATCCGATAGGTTTTTTGGGACGGTCATTTTCTTTTGGAACAGATGTAAGCAAAAAATTCAGTTGATTAATGTGTTGAATAAGCGTTGACATATTCCCGTCAACATATCCCTTAAAGATCATAAGTACGGACTTCTCGTATCCTATTTCAGTGACGTGCATAGTAACTGATTGACCGAAATTGGTAAGCAGAAGTCCTACTTCATGTTCAGAATCAAGCTTCGATTCAAATTCTTTGATGTATTTGCAGAGAATTTCAAATTGCGTATCTGAATATGAATACGCCAAGGGAATCGGCTCGATATCGCCAATTTGTTTCATAGCAGTTTCGTAAATGGTTTTAGTATCTAACATAACGCACCTCACTCACTTAAAAGATTAATTAATTCAATAACGTGTTTCTTTTTGGCATCGGACAGCCCGAAGTATTTCTTTAACGCATCGGACAGTTCGGTGTCTTTTCTTATTTGCGCAGTCAAATGTGCAGATTCATCGGAAAAATCTTGTTCCGGCTCTTTCCCTGTCATCAGATAATCTACGGATACGTGGAAGAAATCTGCGATTTTTTGGAGCTTATCTTGCTTTGGAGTATACTTCCCTTTTTTCCAACTGGTTAATGTAGCAGTAGAAATTTCAGTTCCTCTGGAAACCTGACTGGGAGTTACTTCTCTTTCTTTACATAATCGTTCAAAGTTCTCGTAATACATGGATTTTCTCCTTTGTGAAAAGAACTAAGAAATCTTAATTTAATTATTGACATACTAAGAAAACTGTGCTATTCTTTAGAAGAACTAAGAAACCTTAGAAATATCGCAGTAAAAAATTAAGAAATCTATATAATTGTTTGTTGGTAGCTTCATTATATAAGAAATCTTAGTTACTGTCAAAAAAGGAGTGAGAACTTGTTTAACTATATGGTTTTCGAAAAACTTTGCAAGGATGCAGGAGAAACTACTTATCAGGTTTGCAAAGATACGGGGATTAAATCTTCTACAATCGCTAATTGGAAAAAACATTCAGAAACAAATGGCAAAAATGGATATGTTCCAAAAGCGGATAAGATTCTGTTAATCGCAAATCATTTTAATGTTTCTTTGGAAAAATTTATAGAGCCATAGAAAGGAGACTAATGGGCGAATTAATACCGATTAATTACGATGGCGAACAGCCTACAGTGTCAGCAAGAGAATTACATAAGGGACTGGAAATTAAAAGCAAATATGCAGATTGGTTTAAAAACATGTCAGCGTACGGATTTACTGAAAATATCGACTATTTTACGGTTTCTAAAAATTTAGAAAACGGTGGAAGAACGATAGAACATGAGATTTCTGTAGACATGGCAAAGCAGATCTGTATGATCCAGCGTTCCGAAAAAGGAAAGCAGTATCGCCAGTATTTCTTAGATCTGGAAAAAGCCTGGAACACGCCGGAACAGGTATTTGCCAGAGCGTTGAAGATGGCAGACCAGACTATTGCGAAGTTGAAAGATACAAATAAGTCTCTTACGGAGAAAATCGAAGCAGACAGACCGAAAACAATTTTCGCAGATGCTGTATCTGCAAGCCACACGTCAATTCTTATTGGTGACTTGGCGAAACTTATTTGCCAGAACGGATACCAGATAGGACAGAAACGACTATTCCAATGGATGAGAGATAATGGCTATTTGATGGTTTCTGGAAGTTCACGAAATATGCCGAAGCAGAAATACGTTGAGCAGGGATTATTTGAAATCAAAGAATCCAATGTTCAGAATCCAGATGGTTTAGTCAGAATCACACGCACGACAAAAGTCAGCGGAAAAGGGCAGTTGTATTTCGTGAATAAGTTTCTGGGACAGGAAATTGAAAAGACATACGGTGATTGAAAAAGGAGAAACAATGGCATTTAAAGATGTTTCCAATTATTCAAACGAGGAAATCTGCGAGATGATTTACAACTTAAACAATTGGAATTGGGACGAAAGAGTAGGAGAAAAGCCAGATGGATTCGACCGGATGCCATGGTACAACATTCACTGGTGGCACAGGCTGATAAAAAGAAAAACGAAGGACGATTACATACAGCCTGCTATGAGATATTTGCAAAAGAGGGTAACAATGAAAGAATTTTATTTCTATGCAAATGTAACTCACAGCAAGCGCATGACATCAGAGCAGTTTGAGAAATGGTGGAAAAAAGAAAAAAACTTTTTATGGTTCGCTTTCCCTCATTGCTTCCAAAAGGGCAACGAAAGCTATGAGCGTTGTAATCACATTGATGATGCAAATGCTCAGAGCAGTTTCTTATGAGAAAGAGAGAAGATTAAATGGATTTGTACGATGTAGCACTTTTCTTTTCTATTGCAGCAATTATTTTAAATATAATCACTTTTTTCTTAAATCGAAAGTGATCAAAGAAGATTAATTGCAAAGGAGTGAATTTTATGAGTAAAAAAAAGAAAAAGAAAAAGGCTTCCAAGATGGTACGAACATCAAAGAAACCTGTTTCCTTATCATGCTTGATTAAGAAGAAACCTATTTGCCAGATGGATATTTTTCGTTGAATGCTTCTAGCACAGATTCATAAGCATCTAAAGAAACAATCAGGAGGTAAAAATCAGATGATTAAATGCGAAAAAGGAAACGTATCAATCAACGGTGCGGGAAATGAAGTTATCCATGATCTTTCGGAAATCATATCTCGTACCTACAGTTCCTTTTCAAAAGCGTTCGGAGAGGAAAAAACAAAACAGATGATTTTTAAGGCGGTAAACGCCGGGATGGGAGCGGACAAATGACAAAAGCAGAGAAATTTAACATTTATGCTGATACCTTATACGGAATGTGCCGGAAAGCACAGGACACAGTTCCAAAAGCGTGTGTGAGTTTTGAATGTAGGGTTTTCAGCAGAAAAAAATTAGGAAGGTATCGCACGATATACGTCGGCATCACAACGGCTGAAGGAAGCAGAAAATATTACGATGTGTGCGAAGCGTTACGTGATATGGAGGAAAGCTTTGAATCCGTAAAGGCAATACTGAACAACCTGTTACTTGATGCTCCGTGCCCATACTGTGAAAAGGAGGAAGAAGATTGATGGCTGTAGAAAAAGAAAGCTCCGTGGATTTTGTCCCGGAGACCATTGAAGAAGAATATGCCATGATGGCAGGCAGATTGAAAGCTGTTGAAGCTTATCTTGATGCTTCAGATAGCGATTACGTAGACAAAAACGTTCTGGCTGCCATGTTAGGCATTTAAGTTGTAAGAAGCCCCGGCGGTGCAGGAACACCAACCGGAGCACGTATCTAACTTAGCTTGAGTAAGTTAAATACAGGTTGATTATATCACACCTTCCTGTATTTGACAAATAAAAACACAGGAGGGCATTTTTAATGTCTAAAATCACTAAGGAAACTGGCAAAACACTTGCTTCTGAGATCATCGAAGACCTTGAGAAGGAAGCAAGGAACAAAGATCTGGTAATCATTGCTCTGCTGACTACAGTGCTGGCAATGAGATTGCTGGGGAAAGGAAAATAATGAGAACTTATTTAGAAGGGCTTGCAGTGTTCGGAGTTTCTGGCCTGGCAATCGTGTTCTTTGCCGTATGCTGGGCTGTGACTGATTTGGATGCACTCACAATTCTGGCGTTGGATTATATCTTAATGAGTACAGTCGGGCTGGCAGTGATGCTTAAAATCAATGACTTCGTACACGACATTAAAAGGAAGGAAAAAGAAAGCAAAAATGCAAGATTTAAACAAAGCAACACTGACCGGATTTGTAACTGATCCGGCAGAAGTCAAATTTAAGCCAAGGAAGGGCAAAAGCTTTCTGGTCGTCAGAAGTGACCGCTTCAGTGGAACACCGGACGATATCATCGTGGAAATCCCGAACAGACTTAAAGGTACATTTCGGGAATGGAATTGGATAAAGGTTTCGGGAAGAATCCGTTCCAAATGGGTCAGAGCGGACCACCAAGAGAAAAAGTATATGTATCTGGAAGCATATGATGTCAGCACGGAAGGGACGCTTCTTGTGAATACGGTAGAAATGACTGCAAACATTTGCAAGAAGCCGGTGCTGAGAAAAACGCCATTAGGAAAGACAATCTGCGAAGTTTGCGTGGCAATTAATGGATACAAGCGGTCAGAATACATCTCCTGTATTTGTTGGAGAGATCTGGCGGTGAAAGCTTCTGAATGGAAAGTGGGTACAAAAGTTAGATTAAAGGGACGTATGCAAAGCCGTGATTATTGGAAAAAGCAGCCAGATGGTTCTTATGTTAGAAAAACAGCATACGAAGTTTCAATAATGGAGATGGAGGAAATCAAAGATGAAAAAGGTAACTTTGAAAAAACTGAGCGTTGAAAACTATAAGAAATTTGAAGCAAGAGAATTTGATTTCGCAGGAAGAACAGAAGTTTCCGGAAGAAACAGACAGGGTAAAACTTCTCTGATGGACGCATATTTTGATGTCCTGACCGGAAAACTGGCAGATGGAACACTTCCGAACAATATCCGCCGGAAGGTTGACGGTGAAGAAGTTAATGATCCAGTGGTGAGAGAACTGGTTATTGACGTTGACGGAACGGAATATGTTGTCCAGAAAAAGACCAAGAAAGGAAAATCATCAAATACGGTTGAATATTACGTCAACGGAATTAAGCGGAACAAAACCGAGTATATGGAGATTCTTAAAAGGATTGCCGATCCTGATACGATTGCCATGTGCAGCAACGCCAGAGTGTTTTTGAATGAGATCCAGAAAGCAACAGCAAAAGCAAGGGAAACACTGGGGGGAATAGCTGGATTCAGTGAATCACAGTTCAGAGCAGAGCATCCGGAATATGAATGGATAAAGAACGAAGGTGTGGAAGGAGATTCTATCGAAGAAATCTTAAAAGCCCGCAGAAGAGACCTGAGAAAAGCCAAGTCAGATGTTGATGATATTGCAAAGCAGATCAGAAAAGAGCAGGGCCGACAGGTTGAATGCGATGAAACACTTCCGGCACAGAGGGACGACCTTCTTGATCTGCTGAAAGAAAACGAGAAGCAGGAAAAAGCACTCTGCGATGCTTCAAGGGAATACGACCGGATTTCTATTGAACTGGCAGGACTGAAGCGTTCACGTGACGCACTGGTTGAGAAAGCTGGTAAAACAGCCAGAGAAAAACACGACAGAATAACTTCCTTATTATATACGCTGAAATCCGACAAGAAAAATGCCGAGAACAAATTAAGACTTGCTGAAATGGATCTGGAACACGCTAACAAAGGAATTGAACGCCACAAAGCAGCACTGGCACAGGCTAAAAAGAAATATACGGAAGCATTAAAAGAGAAGTGGGACGGCGATACCGAACTTACTGCAATCCGTGGAGAAGAATTTGACCCGGCATTAGCTATTTGTCCGACATGCGGACAGACGCTTCCAGAAGAACAGGTGGAAACTGCGAAACGCAAGTTTGAGTTTAATAAGCAGTCCAGGATATCCAAAAAATTAGGAGAGAAAGAACAGTTTGAGAAAAATAAACGCACCAAACTGGAGCAGATCGCTGAGGACGGCAACGAAGCTTCCGAGGGATTGAAAACGGCGAATAAAACTAAGAAAGAAGCAGAAACAGTTATCGAAGCTACTAAGAAAGAAATCACATCTCTGGCGCTTGAAATCGCAGAAACAGAGAAGGAAGCAGAGAAACCGATTCCAGAACCGGATATGTCTGGCGATGAAGAATACAAGGCAGTTTGCGGCAAAATCTCAGCACTGGAAGAAAGTCTCAATGGCATCGGAAACGGCGAAAATGACAGGATTTTATTAAGCAACAACCGTCATTCTCTGGAAGCAAAACTCAGAGATGTTGAAGCAAAGATTAAGACTCAGACCGCAAGGCTTGAGGAAAAAGCCAACAACCTTGAAGCATTACAGGAAGAACAGAAGAAGCTTTCACAGAAGCAGGCGAACATTCAGCAGAAAGTAGATCAGCTGACGGAGTATTCCATTGAGAAGAACAAGGCACTGGCAACAGTGATTAATCCGCACTTCAAACACTTCCAGTTCCAGTTCCTTGACTACACGCAGGATGGAGAACCGATGGAAATTTGCCGGATGATTTGCAATGGTATTGATTATGCAAACGGCCTGAACCATAGCGACCGGATCCTTTGCGACATTGACCTTGTGATGGGATTACAGGAGATGAACGACTTACGGCTTCCGGTTTGGGTTGACGACACCGAAAGCATAAATTCGGACAGGATTCCAAGATTAGATACACAGATGATTCTGTTGAAGGTTTCAGATGGGGAATTAAGTGTGAAAAATATTTAAAAATAATTCGAACAGATTCGCAAAGGAAGAGCTTCGATAGGAGTAGCGGTGGAATAGAAGCGCATTGATGAGATCGCAAAGGAATAGCAAGTCAAGGAAAAGCAATACAATGGCGTAGAAAAGCAAGGAAATCATTAGAAAAGAAAAGGAGAATTAAAATGGCAAACAAAACGCAGGTAGCAACAGTAGGAGAACAGCAGGCAGCAGTTGTGATTAACAATCAGTTTATTGACGGATTGACAAAACAGCTTGAAGAAAAATGTAAATATGGTCTTTCTTTTCCAAAAGACTACAATCTCAGCAATGCACTTATGGGAGCGTATCTGGTGCTCAAGGAAACAAAAGATAGAAATAATAAGCCGATTTTGGAATCTTGTAGTCAGATTAGCATTGCAAACAGTCTTATGAATATGGCGACACTAGGGCTTTCAGTGCAGAAAAAACAGGGATATTTCGTTAGTTATGCCGGTCAGTGCCAGTTCCAGAGATCATATTTCGGAAACATTACGATTGCCAGAAGATACGGAATGAAAGACATTCACGCAGAGATTATCTACCAGGGAGATAAATTCAAATATCATATTGAAGATGGAAATAAGGTTCTGGATTCTCACGAACAGGATTTTATGAACATTGATAATGAAAAAATCCTTGGAGCATACGCAGTTGTGCTGATGGAAGATGGAACAAAACATCTGGAAGTAATGAACATCAAACAGATTAAACAATCTTGGTCACAGGGCTTCGGATACAAGGAAAATGGGAATGGTACACACCAGAAATTCACTGATCAGATGGCGAAGAAAACTGTTGTCAATCGTGCTTTAAAGCAGATCATCAACACTCATGGTGATGTTTTTGTACAGGAAGCGGACGATGATACAGAAACAGTTTCAAGAGATGACGCTTTTGCAACTGATGTTGCATATGAAATCGAGCAGAACGCTAACACTGAAGAATTTATCCCAGAGCCAATGGCGATCGAAGAACAGCCGAAGCATCCGACGGTCGCAGATGTTGTCCAGACAGCAGAGAAAGAACCGGTCCCGGCAGCAGGTAAAGAACCAGAGATTCCAGATTTTATGAAGCAGGAGGAAATTTAAGCAATTAAATATATTATCAAACGTGAGTAAATATACTCAAAGATACTTAAAATCCATAGTATTAGTTGGTAACTTAAAACCACTGAAATCATAGGAAAGAAAATCCAGTGCAAGTTGAAACAGTCTTGCTAACTATAGGGTAGAACCTTGATGGTAATGATTGAGTAATGGTAGAAGTCCATGAAAACCAAATGGCAAAAAAACAAAATTTTAGAAAGGAAAAGCTATTTAGATGAACCTATATCTAATCAATAAAAAAGAATTTATAGGTATGTACCGATGGCTTAGTCGGGAATTTACGACTGTGGAGTGTACAAGAACTTGTGAGTAGTGTGTCACTTGCGACCACCAAAGCATACACGATGAAGCAGTAACTACAAATTGTGAGATTGTAGCGAATCATCTAGCATATACATTTGTATATGTTTTTAGTAGCAGGAAATGTGATATGAGTTTACATGATGTATTTACAGCATTATGCGTGATTGCTTATATCGTCTTCGTTGCACTTGCAGTATACGCCATTAAGAAGAAAAACACTTTACCGATGCTGGTTGCGCTGGTAATTTCAAACTTCTTCGACTTAATGGTTTCACTTACAGCAAAATAAGGAGGTGCTAAAAATGAGCAATAGTGAAATTTTAAAGAAAGCAAAGGAACTGGTTGAACTTCTGGAAAAACAGGAAAAATCTGGCAAGGTGGGATTATTCGAACTGAAGCCGGGAGATATCTTTCAGACTACCGGAAAGCGAAAATACAAAGTTCTGGAACAGTACACAGAGCATACCAAGATCATTTCACTCGGATTTGTGAAAGAGAATGTGAAATTCGATGATGATACAACTGACTATAACAAATCATCCTTGAAAAAACTCTGTGATACTGAAATTCTGAAAGATTTTGAAGAAGAGTTCGGAGAAGAAAGCATCGAAACTGATGTGGCAGATCTGATTACTGTGGATGGTCAGAAGATCGGAGAAGTGAAATGCAAAGTTCGACCACTGACGTTTGATGAAGCGCGTAAATACACAGAACTGACGCCAAATGATGAATTGGATGATTCCTATTGGACTTGCTCCGCATGGAGCACAGTGGAAAGAGGATGGAAATATGCGCTTGTCGTTGTTGCGCCTTCTGGCAGCGTCTGCAGCGTTGACTACTACAGCGGTATCGGTGTTCGCCCAGTTTGTATCTTAAAATCTAATCTCTTTGTATCTAAAGTGGAGGAATGAAAATGAAGAAAAATTTGAAATATTTTGAAAATGAATTAAACCGGATCAACAAAGAATTTGCTGAATATAAAAAGCAGCATATGAAAAAACCGGAAATTGGTAAAGCGGTAGAAATCGCCGGAATGGAATGGATGATTTTGGACAAGACAGAAAAAGGATATTTTGCCGTTTTGAATGGATTTGATGGAAAAGAAAGAGTATTTGATTCGGATTCAAATAACTGGATTTCAAGTAAACTTCGAGAAGAATTAAACACTAAATTCTTGAAAAAGATTGTGGACGAATTAGGAGAAGATGCAGTCATCGAATTTGATCGTGATTTACTTTCTCTGGACGGGCAGACAGAATACGGACATTGCAAAGATAAGATTTCACTTTTAACTGTGGATGAGTACCGGAAATATCGTAAATTACTGCCGAACATGCCGAAATGGTGGTGGTTGATTACGCCATGGAGTACACCAGTAAATGATTACAATTCAACGCTTGCCGTTGTTGCGCCTTCTGGCGACTTCATCAGCGGTGGCTACGGCAGCAGTCTCGTTGTTCGCCCAGTTTGTATCTTTTCTTCTTCAATCTTTGAATTGGAAAGTGATGATTAATGGCAAATGAAGATTTAAAGGTAATAACAAAAGCTAAGCAGCTTGCAAAGCATACATTAATAGTTACGAGTAATGCCAGGCGATATCCGAAGAAATACAGATTTTCACTTGTAGATAAAATGCAAAATAAAGCATTAGAAATCTACGAACTGCTTTTTGAAGCCAACCGAACTGATCTGAAAGATTATAAAAGAGAACGATTAGAGCTTCAAACAAAAGCCATTACTCATTGTGATGAGTTGATGTACTTTATAGAACTTTCATATGAATTAGGAATTATCAACTCCGGTGGAATGGAGTCATGGTCACAAATGGTCAAAGATATAAAGTACATGACTATTTCATGGAGAACAAAAGACAGAAACAGGTAACAACTTGGGTTATGCGTTGCAATACCGTTGTTTCGCCTTCTGGCGGCATCGGCGGCGATTACTACAACGACAGTGTCGGTGTTCGCCCAACCTGGATCACAGGCAGACAGAGTAAGCGCAAAGCTGAAATCAGTAAAGATACAAGTAAATGCATAACCTTTCCGGAATGGATAAATATAAAGGAACAAAAACAATGGATAAAGAAATTGTTGCAAATTTTGAGAATTTATATCGTTCTTACAAGAAGGTTAAAAGCGGTAAAAAATTTAACTCAGGCACTGCAAGGTTTTCTAATTTATCTCTTGAAGGCATTCACCTTCTAAAAGAACAGTTGGAAAGCCAAACGTATACCATAAATCCATATAATAAATTTCAAATCCATGAGCCAAAAGAACGGATAATAGAATCATGTGCATTTAAGGATAAAGTAGTGCAGCGATGCTTTTCTGATTATATTCTGACGCCGAAGCTTGAAAAAATTCTGATTAAATGGAATACCGCTGGACAGCGGGGAAAAGGACAGCATATGGCGATGGACGGATTAAAGGAACAAATGCTTGATTTCTACAAAAGGAATGGAATTAATGGCTGGATTGTAAAATGTGATATTCATAAATACTTTTACAGCATAGACCATGAAATAATGAAAGATGTACTGGACTACTATTTTGATGATAATTTTACAATCTGGCTGAACCATTTATTTATTGATAGTACAAGCAATCCAGGACTGCCATTAGGAAACCAGGTCAACCAGAAATATGCATTACTGCTACTTCATTCGTTGGATCAGATGATAACGATTGAGTTTGGAAAACCATATTATGGACGATACAATGATGATTTTTATGTGTTGTGCAAAACAAAAGACATCGCCAGAGAAATTCTTGAAGCAATTCAAATGATGGTTAAAAGCCTCGGATTGGAATTGAACCCAAAATCGCAAATTGTACCGTTCCGAATGGGACTGTGTTATCTTGGATTCCACCATTACGTGACTGATGAGGGAAAATATATCAGAAAATTACGTGGTGACAGAAAAAGAAATACTCAGAAAAAGGTTCGTAGATGGGTTCGTGCAGTAAACGAAGAAAAGATGCCAGTGAAAAAATTTAACGAAAAATATGGAGCATGTAGGAATCATATGCTTCATGGAAACTGTATTAAATTATGCCACAGTATGGATTTGGAAATTGAAAGGAGAATGAAATGAGATTAATTAGTCAGACGGGAGATATTGATATCCCATACGAAACAACATCATTAAGCAGAACTGAAAACATCATAAGGGCATACGTGTCGATGGATGGCGAAATAGGAATGCTTATGGCTGTTTACTCAACAGAAGAACAGGCGAAAGAGGCAATGAGTATGCTTATGTATGCACATATTTCAAACAAGCCAATATTCATTCTTCCAAAAGAAGGAAAAACAAAATTGGAATCGACTTTTTTGGGAAGATACGAATTAAAACTTCTTAGAGAAAATCTTCCGAATGTAATGGATTTAAAAAATGAAAATGGAGACTACGTTCTTCCGCGAAAAATAAGAGATAGCATCAAAGAAATTGCCGCAGCTTTAAATGTATCGGGATTATAAAATAATAGGTATTAATTTTATAGAAATAAAAGGAGGTGATTCCAGTGTTCATGCGAGTAATTTCAACAGGAAGTGCCAAAGGAAACTGCTACGCTTTGCAGTCAAGCACAGGCGAGATTGTTCTTCTTGACTGCGGATGCAAGTATAAGAAAATCCTCAGAGGGATTGACTACCAGATAAGCAACGTTTCCGGTGTGTTTCTTTCACATGAACACGGTTAAGGCGATCACACCGAAGCCGTTCATGAAATCATGAATGCCGGAATCACGGTCTATACCGGAGCAGAAACAATCAGTGACTTAGGCATAACGGACGGAACTATGAAAGCTGTTGCTGAAAAGAAATACTTCAAAATCGGCTCGTTCAGCGCAGTTCCGTTCAGCCTGCCGCATACATCTGCAAATGAAGAACCGTGCCCGAACTTCGGGTATCTAGTGGAACATGAGGAAATGGGAAAGCTTCTTTACCTGACAGACTTTGAGCATTGCCGGTACAAATTCAAATCAATGGAACTTAATCACTTGGTTATTGGTTGTAATTACTGCGAGGAACTGATAGACAGAAACAACCCGAAGTGGAAGCACCAGATCACAGGACATTGTTCTCTGTCAACTTGTAAGCAATTCATTAAGGAAAATCTCACAGAATCGCTCAAAACGATAACACTGGTACATTTGAGCGGTGATGCTTCGGATGCTGAAAAAATGCTTAAAGAAGTCAAAGAAGTTGCTGGGGATGATGTTCTGGTTCAGATTGGACGAGCTGGACTGGAAGTTGATTTGAACTTGTTTCCATTTTGAAAGGAGAAGGGAATATGGAAATGACAGATTGTAGCAAATGCAGATTCCGTAATTGCTGCACATTAGCTTGGGATTACGGATCACTGTACTGTAATGATTACGAGGAGGAATAAAATTGAAAGAATGGACAGAAGAACTTTTACTGGCGGATGGATATAAACTTCAAAACGCTGAAATTACAAATGTATCATTAAATTTCAGAGATCACGGAGTGCTTTCACTTGACCTTACGCTGAACGGTGGCGGATGGGGAGTCGTTTACGGCGGCTATGTTCTTGGACATGGATATTTGGGAGCCAAAGAATTTAAAGGTTCTGCTTCTGGAATGGAAGCAATCATGCGAATTATGGATGTAGTTGGCGTTGAAGATCTTGTGGATTTAAAAGGAAAGCATGTTCGGGTCGCAACAAAGGGGTGGGGAAGTTCAGTAAAAATCATCGGGCATTTTATCAAAGACCAGTGGTTTGATTACTTGAGTTTTTACGAGGATAAAAAGGAGTGACAGGATGCAGATTTTAATTAATGCTCTGGACAAAATCAAAAAGGAAATATCTCCAGCATCCAGTCTGTACGACAGAGGATGGAATGATGCACTGGAAAAGGCAAAGGAATGTTTCACATCCTATAATCCGGTGATTGAATGGATTCCGACAGAATTAATGTTACCACCGGAGCCAGACGAAGATGTTGATATCGAGGAACTTCCGCAGTACACGGTAACAATCAAGGGTGCTGAATGGCCAACATCTCTGAGATATATTGGAAACGGCGAATGGGCAGATGTTGGAGTCGGAAGAGAGATAAAATATACGGTTTCGGCGTGGATGCCGATGCCGGAAGCTTATAAGGAGAACTAACATGAACAAAGTAATTTTGATCGGTCGATTAGTGAAAGACCCGGACATACGTACCGGAACCAATAACATAATCATTGCCAGATACACTCTTGCAGTAGAAAGACAGTATCGTAAAGATAATGAGCGGAAAGCAGATTTCATAAATTGCGTTGCACTTGGTAAAAATGGAGAGTTTGCTGAAAAATACCTGCATAAGGGAATGAAAATTGCAGTCATCGGCAGCTGGCAGACCGGAAACTATACGGACACTGATGGAAAGAAGATTTACATGAATGACTGTCTGGTAGAAACACATGAGTTTGTGGAAAGCAAGGGTAGAAGCAACCAGCCTGAAAGCACCGGCGCAGTTCCACCGTCAGCACCTGCAAGTGACACATTTGTTGAACCGGCTTACGATCCGGATTTACCGTTTAGCTAAGGAGTGATTATATGAAACCGATTTTAGAAAAAAGATTCAATTACAAAGGGCATCCATGCGTAGTCTTATTCATGCCCGGAGCGTACCGGTGTGGATATGTTGGAATCCCAAAAGCACATAAGTTAGCCAAGCATGGGGCTGATTTAGATTCAATTAGCTGCCATGGCGGAATTACTTATTCTGAATCTAAACTGCATTGCTGTGATGACGAGGACACATGGTGGATTGGATTTGATTGTGCACATTTCGTCGACGGATACGACATTGAAACTGCAAAGAAGTATTTCGGAGATGATCCAGACTTCAAAATGAGCTTTTCGATAATGAAAGATCTGTGGGAAAGTACAAATGAAGAGCACAAATTCCAGTCATTAAAAGATGTACAGGACGGATGCAAGGAAATCGTAGACCAGATTGAAAGGATGTAATTTCAGTTGGATTACAAGAAATTCAGACAGGCGAAAGCCATTGAAGCTAGCAACAAGAAGAAACTTCTGAAAGTAAATCCGAAACTGGATGAAGAAACCGGAATATATATACTCTGGCGTACCGAAACCCATGGATATATCGGGCAGTCAGTAAAACTTCTTACCAGACTGGCACAACACATGTCAGGATACGAGCAACATATTGATCGTTCCATGAAAGCACATGGGCTGTATTCGGAAGAGAATAAGAACGGCTACAAGATTGACTTCTTTCACTGTCCGGTATCGCAGCTTGATGAAAAAGAACGAGAATACATCCAGAAAGCCATTGATGCCGGATGGATTGTGAAAAACAAGACTGGTGGTGGACAGGATGAAGGTAAAGAAAAGATTGCTGATTACCGACCGGCAAAAGGATATCGTGATGGTATCCAACAAGGCAAGAAAACACTGGCCCGTGATTTATCGCACATCATTGATACTCATTTGCAAATCACTCTGAAGCCAGAAAAGCAGAACAACAAAACTTCAATCAAAGCTTTCGAAAAATTCAAAGAAATGCTTGATGAAAGGAACTATGAGAAATGACTATACGTGAAATAAAGAGCAGAAAGCACATGGAATACAAACAGAATCGTAAAGATATTTATTATTTCATCGTAAAATACGAAAAACGCAAAGGCAAAATGCCACAGATCAAAACGATAGCTGAGGAATTGGACTTAAGCCCCAGTGCAGTTCAGAGACATTTACGCCAGTTTGCGGATGATGGACTGATTGAATTTTCGGGGAGCAATTCTCACAGAAAATACCGGCTGATAAGAAAGAACGAAAGATGAAGCTTTACGATCTGTACACCTTAGATGGGACGTTCGTAGATACGCTTACCCGGAAAGAAGCCGTTGAGATGTTCAATCTTTCCGGGTGGGGCTTCAAATCAAAAATAGACTGCAGAGAGCCTATCAATGGTGAATATTACTTGGATGATTCGGAAGACGATATCACTGTTAGAAAACACAAGGACAAAGACATGCTTGCACAGTTTGACTTACTCACATCGAAGTTGAGAAAAATATTAAAAGTGGAGGGAAAATAATGGCAGAGAATTGTAACGAATGTAGTATCGCATGGATACGTGGAAGTGATTATGCTGAGGTATCGGCGTACAACGGAAGTACTTTAAAGAATCGAACACTTAAACTGAAAGAAGAAAACCCGGAAGATGTGAAGGTCATCGCAATTAACAAAGATGGCTCGATTTTCGCTCATGTTCCGAGGAAATACGTCCCAAATTTACGAGCCCCGAGAAAACTGACAGAAGAACAGAGGGCAGAACTAATTAAGCGAGGAAAGAACATGTCGAAATGGAAAGTAACTGATGTAGAAGAAACACCAGATTTCGATTTTGACGATGAGGATGTAGAAATCCTCGATAGTGAAGATAAAATCGGTTTTTAGGAGAAGAAATGAGAGTAGATGTTCAGATGAGGAATAATGCCATAACGATTCAAGAATTGAGGGTGTATCTGGCAGAAAGGTACGGGATCCGCAAAGGAAACCGTATCAAGTACACAGAACGCGGAGATGAAAAAGTGGAACACATTTACGAGGTCGATGCGATTTATCCGCATTGTGTGTTGCTGCGAGATATTTTCGATAACACAAGGATTTGTCCATGTTACGGAAAATTAAGAATGATGTTGAATGAAATCGAGTAGGAATACCAATGCAGAGCTAAATAATAACAAATAATACAGAAAGGAGCCAGCCTCCGGCCGGGGCAAGGGTATACCGGGCTTCTTAGAAAAAAATGAATTTAAAATGTGAAATATATCGTGATTCTATGCAGAATTATAAAAAATATGCAATTCCAAGAGCACAACTTGTAATTGCGGATGTACCTTACAATGTTGGAAACAATTTTTATGGCAGTAATCCAATGTGGTACACGGGCGGAGATAATAAGAACGGCGAAAGTAAATTAGCTGGAAAAGCAGCTTTCAACTCTGATTTCAACTTTAATTTGTATGAATATTTTCATTTTTGTTCAAAGATGTTGAGGAAAGAGCCTAAAAAGGAAGGGGTAAGAGGAAGAAGTTCAGACGCACCATGTATGATCGTATTTTGTTCGTTTGAACAAATTCAAATTCTGATCAATGCGGCTGCGAAACATGGATTCATCCACTACATACCGCTTGTGTTCATTAAAAATTACAGCCCGCAGGTACTAAAAGCTAACATGCGTGTGGTAGGGGCTACCGAATACGCACTTGTGTTTTATCGAAATAAGCTTCCAAAGTTCAGAAATGGAGCGTAGACGGATGAAAACGGAAAGACTATTCGCGGTACTGGAAAGATGGTTTTTAACTGGTTTCAGTGGGAAAAAGACGGAAAGGATATTCCTAAAATTCATCCCGCACAAAAACCAGTAGTAGTTCTGAAAAGATTAATTGAAATATTTACCGATCCCGGCGATGTAGTGATTGACCCATGCTGTGGAAGTGGAAGCACATTGAGAGCAGCCATGGAACTTGGCAGAAACGCATATGGATTTGAGATTGATAGAAATTTCTATCAGAGAGCTAAAGATGAAATGATTGTTTTAGAAAGAAACCCGCAAATGAATATCAAAGATTTTATTTAGAAATCATGGAGGACTGCACAATAACGTGTCAGTTGCTTACATGGGGAAAGTGAGGATGAAAATGGATAAATTAAAACCGTGTCCGTTTTGCGCAGGAAAAGCAGAAATGCTGATTAATGAATATAACGATTCAAGAAAAGAATATCTTGTAGCTTGTACAGAATGCGATGGAATGGTGGAACGTTGGAGAAAAACAGAGGAAGAAGCTGTAGCACAGTGGAACAGGAGGGTAAATAATGAGTGAAATCAAATTCAGTGACGGAATGCCAGCAAGAGAAAGACGTTCTAGCACAAGCATTTATCCAGAGGAATTGTTGGATAAAAAATGCGGTGGCTGTATGAGATGCCAGCCAAGAGGAAGAAAGGGTGAAACAGGCTATCATTGTACAACACAGCCGTACATCAAAGAAATTTCACCAGAAGACAAAGCCTGTATCATTTACTGGGATAAAGAAGAGGAAGAGAAGTACAAGGCGTTAATAGCGCAGGACGAAGAAAACCGCAGAAAAGAACTCTGGAACATCTATTCGAAGCGAGAGCCGATCAAACTCCCTATCGTAAATGATGGTTACGGAATGATTCCGGAATGTCCTATTTGCGGAGAGATGCCATATAGCACTAAGCAGTGCCACTGGTGCGGTCAGAGATTCATTCAAGACGAAAAAGTGAAAGAATATGCAAAACCACTGACAAAAGAGGTAACTTGTTTTTCGTGCGGTAGAAAGGTAATAGCAAATGTAAGTAAGTATAACGGACATATTAGTTACCATTGCCAGTGCGGAACAAGTTTCATTGAATAAGGAGGACACAAAATGTTAATCAGAAGTCAGGACAAGGAAATTTTAGCTAATATGGAAGGCCCGATTGCTATAGAGGTTTTAAGCGACGGTAAGGGACATGCAACCATGTATTGGAAAGATAGCTATGCAGCTATGCGCTTGGGGCTTATTCATCGAAGGAAAAAGCAATCAAAGTACTGGATATGATTCAGGGAGCCTATGTAAATGGACATATTGATTATCAGATACCAGCAGATAGTGAGGTGGAAGAATGAGTCATATCAAAGATAGATTAAAGCAGTACAAGGATAAATATTCGGACTGCTACAAATACGCTGGGCTGTATGTCAAAGTTATTCAAGATATGATTGAGCAGCTTCTGAATGATCTTGAACAGGACGAGAAAGAAAATGGTTGGATTTCGGCCGGCGAGAGATTGCCGGAAGCAAGCGGCACGTATCAAGTGACTTGCATGGACGGAAGAATATATCGTTCAACCTATGCGAAATTTCAAAGCAAGTTGAAACGCTGGGAGCTAACTGGTGCTAGGTCATATTGGAAAGTCACAGCATGGCAACCACTTCCAGCACCGTATAAGGAGGGCTGAACATGGTAAAAATAACACAATGCCAAGGTAAGGGGCAAGGAACCTGTAAGAGATGCAATGACAAGGGAATCTGGAACAGAGAATGGATGTGTTTCCTATACAGAATAGAAGGACTTGAAGGTTGTTACTGTAGAGAATGTGTAAAGGAAATAATGCGTGAGGAGGAAAAATCATGATCACATTCATATTAGGATTCACCCTTGGAATCATAGTCGGAGTAACTGGTCTTGTGTGCGTGGCAATCATGTACGACAAACACCACCCGGACGATTAGAAAGGAGCAACAGTATGCTGACAAGGAATAAAAAGCTGAAAGACTACGGTATTCCGGCAGAAGACATTGAAAAACTGAATACGATGCTGAAAGACTTCCCGGCAGAGTACGGATACCTGCTTTCCGGTGCCGCCTTGTCAGCTTGCCCGGAAAACACGGTGATAGCGGATATGGTTATTGAAAATATCCTACACCGGAAAAGCTACAGGAAAATCAGCAAAGAAAGATATATCCCAATGAATCCGAAAGACTTCTACGGATACAGACGCAAGACCGTCGCTGTACTGTATGAGAGAATGCGGTTATTGGGAGTGTGGGAGGAATAAAATATGAGTAGACTAATTGATGCGGACGACTTAATTGAATATATTAAAATATGGGATATTGGAAATAGCATTAGTTCTGACCAGAAAGAGTTTATTGATTGTGTCAACAGGCAGTTTACAGCTTTTAATGTGGACAAGGTTGTGGAGCAATTAAAAGATTTAAAGGTGAGATACTTCCTAACAATTGCAAATACAGGCGATGCAGACAAAGATTGTGCTTACAAAAATATTGCAAATACAATTGATAAAGCAATTGAAATTGTGAAAGGTAGTGGAGTAGATGATTGATCTGGCAAATAAATGCGTATTAGTCAGAACACATGAAGAGTATGAAAATATTCTGAAAGCAGCAAAGAAACAAGGATATAGATGGTACGGTGGAAAAGAAGTGTATCCATATCCTTTTGAAGAGCAGCAGATCCCGGATATATTAAAGTTCTATAGCAATAAAGAACTAACAAGAAATTCCAGTCTTGCACCGGGATATGAATTGCTAGAAGCATCAGACGTAACTGAAAATGAGAAGGAACTCAAAGATGCTATAAGCCTTGTCAGAACATTCACTAAATACCCAGACAGAACAGCATTGACGGACTCATTTATTAAGTCTTTGAAGCTACTTGCAGATACTGTAGAAAGCCAGATGAAAGAGGTGAAGTAGATGGAAATAAGACCGATTACATTTAGAGAAGCAAGCGATTTTATAAATCGTAATCACAGACACCATAAAGCTACGGTAGGATGTAAATTTTGCATCGGTTTATATAATGGCGAAAAGCTAATAGGCTCTGCCGTGTGTGGAAGACCTGTTAGTAGATATCTGGATAATGGTTTGACATGTGAAATCAATCGAGTATGTACAGATAGAACGAAAAATGCTTGCAGTATGTTATATGGTGCTTGTTGTAGAGTGGGAAAAGCAATGGGATATAAAAAAATAATAACATACACTTTGGAATCTGAACCTGGGACAAGCCTTAAAGCGAGTAATTTTAAAAATGATGGAGTAGCAGGCGGAGAAATTTGGACAGGAAGCAGAAAACGGGATAACGGAGTGCCTAAAGAAAGAAAAATAAGATGGAGTAGAGAACTGTAAGCGAGGTGAAGTAGATGGAGAGATTAACAGAAAGATACATTCCAAATGATGAAAAGAAAGGGATTGCAGGGATAAAGGTATTTGAATCTGAGAATAAAACACCTCTTGTTAAAGTATTAAGCGGAGAATATTTATATCCTGCAATTGAAAAGCTTGCTACTTATGAAGATTTAGAAGAACAGGGCTTGTTCGTGAGGTTGCCAGTTGCGACAGGAACTAATGTGTATGTAGTAGGATCATTTCTTGATTGTATTTATGATTATGAACATTGTGAAGCTACTCAAAAATGGAAATGTGAAGAATATGTTCAATGCGAATATGAAAAGAAGAAATATTATGTAAAAGAAATTAAGTTTACTTCAATTATGAAGAATTCTATAGGAAAATCTATTTTTCTCACCCGTGAAGAAGCCGAGAATAAGTTGGAGGAGATGAAGAAGAATGAACAATAGTTATTGGAATTATGAAGACGATGAAAATATAATCTGCCCTTATTGCGGCAAAGAATACGAACCTTCATACGAAGATACGTACATTGGAGGGGAATCGGTTGATTGTTACACAGAAGAAAATGAAACCTACACTTGTGATAAATGCGGCAAGAAATTCACCATGTACGGCTATCAGGCAGGATGGAAATATTACACAGAAACCATTGACGGAGAAGCAACAGATGAAGAAGTAGAAGATTTGCAGAAACTGGAGGAGACGGAAAATGAATAAATGTCGTGCTAGTCAAGACGGTATATGCAGAAACGTTATCCTATTCGGGACTAAATGTGATGGGCACAAAGAAAGATGCACGCTGAGACCGGCTTATAGTACTCTTGAACGAACAGTGAAAAATTATCAGCATAGTTTAAGAAAAATGTTTGGAGTGGAGGATTAACATGAAGTCAGAAGAAACAATCGAAATCTTGCAGAAACGCATTGACTTAATCAAACAAGACTGGCCATATATGCCTGACCTTGTGGAATATCAGAAAGCATTGGAACTGGCGGTTAAGGCATTGAAGAAACAGATCCCGAAGAAAGTTTTATACGAAGATGTTGGGTTTGACTGTCATCGTGATGTAAACTTGTACGCCTGCATATGCCCGCCGTGCGGATTGCATATCATTGATTTTTCGGACGATGATGTAGATTCTAAATGTAACAGTGATAACCCAGAAGATATGTTTCATTCCAGTATGGTATATCATGCGTATATTGGTATGAATAATTATTGTAACAGGTGCGGGCAGAAATTAGGTTGGAGAGAAGAGGAATAGATAAATGGCACAGAAACGAATGTTTACGATGAAAATTGTTGACAGTGACGCATTCTTAAGTATGTCAGCCAGTGCGCAATGTGCATATTTTCATTTGTGTATGCGATCAGACAATGACGGATATTTAAGAAATTGGAAACGGATTTTTCAAATTATAAGTATAACTGAAAAGGATATATTTGAGTTGATTGAAAATGGGTATTTGAAAAAAAACGACAAATGGTATATATAAATTGCCTCTGTTTAAAGAAACCACAGGATATGGAGAACGAGAAAGAGAAAGACATACGAAAGAATATAGAGAATGGCGAAAAAAAGTCTTAGAACGTGATAAATATATTTGCCAGATGTGTGGAAGACCAAAATCAAACATAGCTCACCATAAAATAAGATTCAGAGACTGCTATGATAATGAAAATATTGCTCATGATGTAAACAACGGAATTTGCTTATGCAAGAGATGCCATAAGATGGTGCATGGAGGTGGAAATTATATTAATGGCTAAAGTAAGCTGGATCAAAATTGAAACAGAGATGTTTAATAATGTTAAAATTGGTCATATCAGAAAACTTCCAGAAGGAAACAACATAGTTCTTATTTGGGTTATGCTTCTGACAATGGCCGGAAGATGCAATGCTAATGGGCTTATCTTTCTGACAGAAAACATTCCATATAATGAAAAACTGCTGGCAGATGAACTTGGCTTTGACGAAAGTGTAATACAACTTGCATTGACTGCTTTGGAAAATTTTGGAATGATTACCAGAGATGGAAATATGCTTGCAATTCCAGGATGGGAAGAACATCAGAATATCGAAGGTATGGACAAGATCAGAGAACAGAATAGAATTAGGAAACAGAAACAGAGAGAACGGCAGAAACTTGCAATTGAACAAGATATGTCACGTGACAGTTCACGTGACGTCACGCAACAGAATAAGATAAAGAATAAGAAAGAAGAATTAGATAGAGATAAAGAAAAAGATAATAATTTAATAGTATCTAAAGATACTATTCGTCAGACGGATGTCCGACGTGTTATCGAGGAATGGAACAAATTACAGGATGTTGGCATTGCTCCTATCAGGGATATCAAACCAGCATCAAAAAGATGCCAGATGCTCAAAGGACGAATAAGAGAGTATGGCATGGACGATCTCTTAAAGGCTATGGACAACATTCGCCACAGCGATTTTCTGAGAGGCGAAAACAAAAATGGATGGATGATTACTTTTGACTGGTTTGTAAAACCAAATAATTTCTTAAAGGTTTTGGAGGGCAACTACAATGGGGACAGGAAACATGGATCTGGTGCAAAAACTCAGAGAAAAGTCGAACCACTTATCCCATTCGGAACACTCAGTGATGATGGAGGATCAGACACATTGCCGTTTATGTGATGATTCCGGATGGGTATGGAGCCGTGATCAATACGGAGTTCCGTACTGTCAGGAGTGTTCCTGTGGTATTCGCCAAAAAATGATTCATAGAAATCAGCTTAAGTTTGCAGAGATTCCAGATATCTACAAGGGCGCAATGTTTAATAATTTCAGGTCGGCAGTATATCAGCTGCCGGAGAGCAAGGAAACAATAAAGCAAGCTGCAAAAGCTATTCGATACTGGATAGAAAATATCGGCGATATGCAAAAGCAGGGAATTGGGCTGTATTTTTACTCTAGCACGAAAGGTTCTGGAAAAACCCGAATGGTATGCAGCCTGGCGAATGAACTGATTGAAAAACATCAGAAACAGGTAAAGTTTTCAACGTCTATGAGGATTCTTGACGAGATTAAGTCCACATGGGGAAAAAGGTACAGCCCGGGCAAAACGGAAGAACAGTTGATTGATGAACTGTCCAGAGCAGATATTCTCATCATTGATGATTTCGGCACAGAAATTGAAAAAGACTGGGTAAATGAAAAATACTATGAAATTATCGACGGACGCTATACAAGCCGAAAAATCACGATTTTCACAAGTAATTACTGTATTTCTCGACTAAATTATGATGAGCGTATTGCCAATCGGATTCTGGAGCGGTCACTTGAGATACCATTTCCGGAAGAATCTGTTCGGGAGCACATAGCGGAAACAATGAAACAACAAATGATAGCAGGTATCATGGGAGAGGGAAAATGAATAGTACAGCATTAAAAAGAAAATTCACAGGGAAACCGACGGTTGTTCCCTGTTCGGCTGTGAAGATTGAAAGAATGCAGCGGATGTTTGACGAGTCCAGAGAAAAAGTTTTGGCAGCCAGAAATGAAGAGATTGAAAAAGCGTACCAGAAAGGCAAGGAAGACGGGATCAATAGAACCGTGAGCGTTTTGAACAAAGTTGTAGAAAACGCAAGGGAAGAAGAAAGAGAGAAAAGCTACAACGCCGGTTTCGAACAAGGATTTACGGACGGACAGGACTGGGCGAATGTTGAGAACAGCGTGACATTACTTTTGGCACTGCATAGAGCATACGACTTTGAACCGGATCAGCTGATGAACGTAGTGGAAAAGAGTAACAAATATGTGCATCAGGCAAATGAAGGAAAACCGACTATCGGCACTCTTGCACGGCAGTTGTACAATGAATGCCAGATAAAGTTGTGCGAACACGAAGTGGAAATTTTGAGAAAGCACAGTTTGTTTGAAGAGGGTGACCCATATGATTAAGATAAGCGCAATGTACAAAGATTCCGGCGGAACAAATCCGTATCACAGATGCGATGAATGTTTACGGTACCGTCCTGGAAAACATCCGAGGTGTCTGAACTACAATGGAGATGTGGATTGGAAACCAAATTACATTGCTTGCAAATTTTTCACAGATGAAAAGGAAGATGAAATCAAAGGGCAAATGGATATATTTGATTTGTTGTAAATTAAAGTAATTGATTGACTAAAAAACGCTAGAATCCATTTTATATAAGTTCACATAGAAATATATGCCTAAAATGTTTTAAAAGGATTTTGAACCTTTTCGTCAAAGAAAGGAGTGCGACATGAACAAAGCGTTATTACTGGCGTTGAACGAACACATATACCTTCAGGGACTGATCAGCAGAGAAATGAAAGAAAAAATTGATATTGAGATTCTTTCCGAAAATTAAACCAAACTATTGAGCGGAGATGAGATTGAAGGTATAATAATCTTATCTCTGCTCTTCCGACTAGAAGGGAGAACGGGGCATGAACGTTTATCGTACTAGAGAAATACTGAAAACTTGCAGCATTTTTGATTTGAAATTAAAAGTGGCTTTTTATGCAAGGGTAAGCACAGAATCAGAAGACCAGCAAGTTTCTATACACCACCAGGATGAATATTACAGAAACTTCATTGCTCAAAATAAAAACTGGGTATTTGTTGGTGCGTACATTGACAATGGAATATCGGGAATACGAACAGAGAAAAGGGACGAATTTCAACGCATGATGGCAGATGCCAAAGCCGGGAAAATTGATATGATTGCAACGAAAGAAATTACCAGATTTGCAAGGAATACGTTAGACAGTATAAGATACACAAGGGAATTACTAATGTATGGCGTATGCGTATGGTTTCAAAATGACAACATTAATACGATTGACGAAGATAGTGAATTAAGACTTACCATAATGTCCGGAATTGCCCAAGATGAATCAAGAAAACTCTCCAATCGAATAAAATTCGGACATGCACAGTCAATAAAAAATGGTGTAGTCCTCGGATCACGAATATACGGTTACATCAAGAAAGACGGAAAGCTTACAGTTGATCCCAAAACAGCTCCGATGATAAAAGAAATATTTGAAAAGTATTCTACCGGAGAATGGTCTACGTCCACTATTGAGAAATACCTGTACAAAAAAGGATATCGAAATTACAAAGGCGGAAAACTCAGCCGAGATAATATCAAAAAGATAATCAAGAATCCGAAATATAAAGGCTATTATTGCGGCGGTAAAGTAAAAGTTGTCGATATGTTCACTAAAAAGCAAGAGTTTTTGCCAGAGGACGAATGGACAATGTATAAAGATGACGGGAACCATGTTCCACAGATTGTAGATGAATCTGTATGGAATAAGGCAAATGTCATTATGCAAACACGGAGCGATGCAATCAAATCCCACAGAACGTCTTTCAAACAGAACAATTTGTTTACCGGATATATCTTTTGCGGTAATGATGGAGCACCGTACTGGATGAAGCAGCACACTATAAGAGGGCGTGAAGATGCAAGATGGGTATGCAGCTATCGCATAAAAAACGGAGCGCAAAGCTGTAACTCTTTCGGTATACGTGAGAAAGAATTAAGGGCAATGCTTGCGGACCTTATCAACAAATCTGGTGATATCCAAGCAGCTATTGAAAAATATATAAGTTTGGTCGAAAAGAACATAGACTTCAGCAACGATAGGGCTGAGATAAACCGGCTTAAAAATATGATTCTTCAGCTAGAGAAAAAGAAAGACAAACTTCTCGACCTTAATCTGGATGGAATTATAACGAACTCTGAATATCTTGAAAAAAATGAAAAATTCAAGAATGAAATCCAAGACATAAGCAATAAACTTTCCGAACTGGAATCGAAAGAAGAAGTCAATAAAGATTCCCATTTGAAATTAAAAGAAATCGGAAAGATATTAAATGATTTGCAAGGAGTTGGCCCAGAAGATATTACCAAAACGGTTTTGGGAGAATTTCTGGACAAAATAGTAATAAACCCAAAGCGCCCGCAGGAGTGCGAAATTTTGTTCTTTTTAAAGACCGGAGATGTAAAAAAAAAGTCAATAATCGAGCGGGGTAAACAGAGCTGTTCTGAATACTTTTTTTTGACCATATATCCACCTACGGATCCGTTCTGTTTGGAAGTCAGGTTTCCGTTGTATCCGTCTGTAAGCGGAACACCCAGCTCGTTTGCTACCTCATATTTGAAACGGTCAAGTGCGCCCTTTGCTTCCGGTACAACTGCTTTGTTAGAAGAAGTGTTACTTGGCATAATTCATTTCCTCCTTGGTTGTTATTTGGTTTACTGTTACATTGCTAGTATGTGAAAACCATAAAATAATACACTGGCAGTTAAAGGAAATTTAACATATAAAAATATTTCCGTTCATAAATTATACCGCAGTAAAAAAGCGAATGTATGGTTGCTTTTTGACTAGAATTGCGGTTATAATAATCTCCGCATCACATATAATATCTGTCAGACAAAAAAGTAAGGGGAGCCCGTGAAAAAGAAGCGTTATCCTACATACAAGCGAAAATATAAACGAAAAAAACAGCCCAGGCGAAAAATACTCACAGCCATTATCCTATGTGTCATCCTTGCAGTATGTAATGGCTGGATGCCGCCGCGGAGCCTGAAAGAGGTAAAAGATCAAAGCCGGATCTTCGGACAGGTATTTCTTACATATATAGAAGAAAATGCGCAGATCCTCTGGGAAGATGTTTCGGAATCCGCTTCCGATGCAGTGACAGGATTACTGAAACAATCTCAGACGAAGACAGGAGGGCAGACAGAATCTGTTTCTCTGGATCAGATTCCGGAATACAGCGGCAGTCCATATGTGGAGATCAATGGAAATATACCCTCTTTTTCTGATGAAAAAAGCGCAGGACCTGCATACGAATTTTATAGTGAACTGGATTCCCTGGGACGCTGTGGTTATGCAGAATCCAAGGTCACACCGGAGCTGATGCCTGATGAAGAGCGAGGAGCGATCGGAATGGTGAAGCCTACAGGATGGCATACTGTAAAATATGAAAATGTAGATGGCAGGTATCTGTATAATCGCTGCCATCTTATCGGATATCAGCTGACTGGAGAGAATGCAAACAGGAAAAATCTTATCACAGGAACCAGATATCTCAATGTGACGGGAATGCTTCCTTTTGAAAATGAGGTTGCAGATTACGTGCACAGTACAGGAAATCCCTGCATGTATCGTGTAACTCCGTTTTTTAAGGGAGATGAACTGGTAGCCCGGGGTGTGGAAATGGAAGCCGAATCCGTTAAAGACCAGAAGATATCTTTCCATGTTTTTGTTTATAACATACAGCCGGGAATTGAAATTGATTATACTACAGGAAACAGCTGGGAAGAATAGAGTATATGGAGTAACGCCGGGGAAAATATTAATTTTTCATGAATTTACATGAATTAAATTGCACTTTTTTGGGCGTTATGCTAGAATCAGTTACAGAGTTATATGATTTTACCTATATAAAGGGGAAAAAGGGATGTAACCCAAGGGCAGAATGGAGAGGTGAATTATGAATTTAGGAATTATTGCGCATAACAGTAAGAAAGTTCTGATTGAAGACTTCTGTATTGCATACAAGAATATCCTTGCCAAACATGAAGTATATGCAACCGGAACAACAGGAAGAAGAATTGAGGAAGCAACCAGTCTTCACGTTCACAAGTTTCTTGCCGGAAGTATAGGCGGAGACAAGCAGTTTATGGAGATGGTAGAGCGTCAGGATCTGGATATGGTGATCCTGTTTTATAACCCTGTCATGATGGACCCGGTAGAGCCGGATATCATGAGCATTGTCAAACGCTGCGACCAGTACAACATTCCGGTTGCTACAAATATTGCCACTGCGGAACTTCTGATCCTTGGACTGGCCCGCGGTGATCTGGATTGGAGATTAAATCTGAAATGA